CGTGTCATGCACACGAACGAAAAGACGGTAATAACATTAAATTTGTTGAAAATGACAATAAGGGATAGCAATTTTATAACTATATTAGCTCCAATGATTACGAAACTTAAATTGAAAGGTAACGAATTATTGGTTTTTGCTTTGATACATGGTTTTAGTCAAGACGGCGAAAGCCGTTTTAAGGGTTCATTGCGGTATCTTATCGAATGGACGGGATTAGATAAAAGCACGGTTATTAAGTTACTCAAACAATTAGTTGATAAAAAATATATCAATAAGTTTGAGTACGAAAAAAATAAGGTGCGTTAT